CAATATCCTTGCATCGTATGGTGTATTCTCTACTGGCGTTAACTTGAAACGATTGGATAATGTAATCTTTGCTTCTGGTTCTAAATCTGAAATCAAAGTATTGCAATCAATTGGTCGTACTTTGCGGAAGGGTAATGGATCAGATAAAGCTACTTTGTATGATGTTACTGACGACCTGTCGGTCGGTAGTTTTGAAAACTACACCCTACAACATTTCAAGAAGCGTATTGAGATATATGGACAAGAGCAATTCTCTTTTAAAGTATATACAGTAGATATCTAGTATTGTTTTGTTGTTGATAAATCAAATTATATACACTTCTCGAGAGCTGTCAACCTTTTTTTCAAAAAAATTCTATGTACATTCCTTACCATATAGAATACTATAATATCTCATATAAAGCATAAAAATCAAAAAATTGGTTGACAGCACACGTAAAGTGTGATAGATTAGATATATCTTATTAAACTAAGGAGGCCTATTGTGGCGGAACGCAAACCACGCAAACCAAGAAATTATGTAAATAATAAAGACCTTCTTGATGCGCTAATCCAATATCAAAAAGATTGTACTGAAGCCGAAGATGCCGGCGATCCTAGACCTAGGGTACCAGATTACATTGGCACATGTATCTATCAAATCGCAACAAGATTGGCTACAAAACCTAATTTCTCTGGTTATTCGTACAAAGAAGACATGATATCAGATGGCATTGAAAACTGTCTATTGTATATCAACAACTTCAATCCAGAAAAATCACAAAATCCATTTGCATATTTTACTCAGATCATTTGGTACGCGTTTCTTCGTCGTATTCAAAAAGAGAAAAAGCAAATGTACATTAAGTTTAAATCATCTCAACATATGATTGCTGCTGGTGAAACTTATACAGGTGGTGAAGATTTAGATCTACAGCTTAATATTACAGCTGATTACATGAATGATTTTGTCAAAGACTTTGAAACAAAGTTAGAAAAAGATAAAGCAAAGAAAAAAGGTAACGACGAATGAAGATAGCTATGGTCACAGACATGCACATTGGCGTGCGTGGTGATTCTCAAATCTTTGCTGATCATCAAGAAAAATTCTTTAAAGAAGTATTCTTTCCATACCTTGACGAAAATGATATTAAAATTGTATTTGATCTAGGCGACACATTTGATCGTCGCAAGTATATCAATTATGTTTCTCTAAAACGCGGTAAAGAATTCTTTTTTGATGAGTTAGCAAAACGTGGTATTGAATATCATGCTCTTGTTGGCAATCATTGTACGTATTACACAAATACAAACGATGTTAACTCGATGAATTTGCTTTTGCGAGAATATGATAATTTCCATATCTACGAAGATGGATGTAAAGAAATCACTATTGGTTCTACAAAGTTCTTAATGGTACCTTGGATCAATAACACAAATTATAAAGAAATGCTACAACAAATTCGTGAGTCAGATGCTCACATTTGTATGGGACATTTCTCTATCCAAGGTTTTGAAATGGATAAAGGCCATATTTGTGATCATGGCTTGACCAAAGACGTCTTTACCAACTTTGAAGCTGTCTATTCCGGCCATTTCCACCATCCATCTACATATAATAATATTTCTTATATTGGTTCACCCTATGAAATGACTTGGGCTGATTACCAAGGTAAACGCGGATTTCGTGTACTAGATACAGAAACTCGTGAACTTGAGTGGATCCTTAATCCAAATCCAGTGTTCTTTAAACTTGAATACGACGATGCTGATATGACTATTGATGATATCGCAAACCTAGATGTTGATGCTATCAAAAAATGTTTTATCAAGGTTATCGTAAAGAATAGAACCAATCCATATATTTACGATCTGTTTATCAATAAACTAACAGATGCTGGCGCAGCTGACGTTAAATCTGTTGAAGATTCTCTTAACTTAGAATCCGAAGGATTAGACGAAATATTAGATGAAACTAAGGACACAAAAGATATTTTGCATACCTATATCGATTCTATGGAAACACGAGTTGATAAAGTGCATGTTAAAAAATTGATTGATGAACTTTATATTGAGGCACAGTCTATTTAATGAAAATTCATTTTAAAAAGATCCGATACAAGAACCTCTTGTCTTCGGGCAACTCATTCACAGAGATTTTACTTGATAAAAGTAAGACAACACTAATTAGTGGTTCAAATGGTAGTGGTAAATCGACGTTGCTCGATGCCGTTACTTTTGCGCTATATGGCAAACCTTTTCGTAAGATTAATAAGCCACAACTAATCAACTCAATCAACACTAAGAATTTGGTTGTTGAAATTGAGTTTAGTATTGGTACAGGTAACTACGTCGTTAAACGTGGTCTAAAGCCAAGTTTCTTTGAGATCTACCTTAATGGAAAATTAGTAGATCAAGAAGCTGCTGTACGTGACTATCAATCTTACCTTGAGCAAAATATTCTTAAATTGAATTACAAATCATTTACTCAGATTGTAATTCTAGGTAGCGCAACATATGTACCTTTTATGGAATTGCCAGCTCATTCACGTCGTGAAATCATCGAAGATCTACTTGATATTCAAGTCTTTAGTACAATGAATACACTATTGAAAGATAAAGTATCTACCAACAAGGAAAGCATTACTGAAAACTCCTATCAAAAAGATCTTGTAGAAACTCGTATTGATTCTGCCAAGGAACATAACGAATCTATTCGACAAATGAAAGAAAAAGAAGTCGACAAGATTAAAGAAAAGATGAAGGAACATCTTGATAGTATCGAAGTTGAAAAGGCTGCAATTGAAGCAATTGATGAAGAGATTACTAAACTCACTGAGACTATCTCTGATAAAGCTTCCATTAAATCTAAGAATGAAAAAGCAAATGCTCTTTTACAGCAAATGCAAATGAATATTAATAGCATTAATAAAGAACTTTCATTCTATAAAGATCATGACGATTGCCCTACATGTAAGCAGGGTATTGCTCACGATTTTAAAGAAAATGTTGTTAGTGAAAAAGGTCAGAAAGTAGAAGAACTTGAAAATGGCATGAAGGATCTTGCCGAAAAAGTTAAAGAATATTCTGCACGCATTAATGAAATCTCTGATGTAGAAGATCAAATTAGAACAAAATCTCTAGAAGGTTCTGACCATCGTGCAAACATTAAGATGGCTAAGAATGCTTTAATTCAATATAAAAATGAATTGACATCTGCAGAGGAAGAAGTAGAAGCTGTTGACAACACTAAGCTAAATGAATACTATAGTCAATTAAGAAACATTGAGGCTCGTCAAACTGAGCTATTCAATGAAAAAGAAGTAATTAGTGTGGTATCCGCAATGCTTAAGGATGGTGGTATTAAAGCTAAGATCATTAAACAATATGTACCTGTTATGAATAAACTTATTAACAAGTACCTAACTGCATTTGATCTATTCGTTGACTTCCAACTTGATGAAAACTTTAACGAAGTTATCAAATCTCGCTTCCGTGATAAGTTCTCATATGCTTCTTTCTCAGAAGGTGAAAAGCTTCGTATCACCCTTTCTATCATGCTAGCATGGCGCTCAGTTGCTAAACTTCGCAACTCTGTAGCAACCAACCTTCTTATTCTAGACGAAACATTAGATGGTGCTTTAGATGGTACTGGTATTGAGATGCTGATTGATACTCTACACAATATGAATGCTGATGATAACATCTTTGTTATCTCACACCGTGGACACCAGTTTGGTGATAAGTTCATGTCGCACATTAGATTCGATAAGGTTAAAAACTTCAGTCAAATAGCAGCATAAAGGGGCAAAAAATGCAGCATAAGATTAGTGAATTTTGTAATAAGATATCTGTAATGTACGAAAAGTCGATGATCCTTCGTCGACTTAAGTACGACACTCCAAAAGAAAAACAGGATAGCGCTCAAATCAAAGCTTTGGTTGACGATATCCAAGCGTTAGCATCCGATATCTACAACGACAAATCTTTGCACCCTAAGCTAAAAAAGTAATGTACATCCACTCCTTTCTATTATATAATGATCCAGTACTTGACAAATAAAGGTGAACATGTCTAATTTCTATACTTCAGTCGAACGATTCGGCAATAATATTCTCTGGCGCGGCTATGAAAATGGCCGTCGCTTTGAGCGCAAAGTAAAGTTCTCTCCAACTTTCTTTGTCGGCGGTAAAGATAAAAATACTAAATACAAGTCTCTTACTACTAGCAGGCCTTTATCTCCTGTAAAAATGGATGATATGCGTGCCGCCAAAGATTGGATTGAACAATATAAAGATGTTCATGGATTTGAAATTGCTGGTAATACTAACTACGTAGCGCAATTTATACAAGAACATTATCCAGATGATATTAAATTTGACATTTCTCAAATTAATATCGCATCATTTGACATCGAGGTTGATATTTCTGATGGTTATGCAGACATGGATACTGCTGACAAAGAAATCACTTCAATCGCTTACAAGTCTTCTAAATCTAGTAAGTACCATCTGCTTGGTCGTAAAGATTACGATAAATCTCAGACTCTACTTGATATTGATCCAAATGATATTGAATTTACAAAGTTTGATACTGAAGAGGCATTACTTCGTCACTTCAAACGCATTTGGACTACTGACTATCCAGACGTAGTTACTGGTTGGAACGTCGAATACTTCGATATTCAATACATCATTACTCGTATGATTTCATTGTTTGGCGAGGAATTTGCTAAGGATCTATCACCATGGCGTAATCTACGTCAAGCTGGTCGTGAGTTCTTTGGTAAAATGCAAAACACATACAAAATTGGTGGCATTACTGTCGTCGATTATATGGATGCATTTAAAAAGTTTGGTTACAAATATGGTCCGCAAGAATCATACAAGCTTGACCATATTGCTCACGTAATCCTTGGCGAAAAGAAATTGGATTATTCTGAGTATGGTAACCTTACCAATCTTTACGAACAGAATCCACAATTATACTTGGACTACAACCTTAAAGATACTTGGCTGATCCAACGTTTTGAAGATGAAACTGGTCTACTATCTTTGGTTATGACAGTTGCATATGGCGGCGGTGTTAACTACGGTGATGCATTTGGTACTGTGGGTATTTGGGAAACAACTCTTTACCGTCGACTTCTTAAAGAAGGTCGTGTACCTCCACTTAAAGAAGGTCCTGGGCAACGTGCTGGCGATCTAGTTGGTGGGTTCGTTAAAGATCCAAAAGTTGGCATGCACCCTTGGGTAGTATCGTTCGATTTGAACTCACTGTATCCTCACTTGATGCTTCAATATAACATGTCACCAGAAACTTATGTTGAAGATCGTCGCGAGTATGTATCACAAGAAATGGTTCTATCAGGTAAGTATCACAACAATGATAAGTCTGTATCCGTTGCTGCCAATGGCGTTTGCTTTACAAATGAATTTAAAGGTGTAATTCCTGAAATCATTGATGAGTATTACGGCAATCGTTCTAAAATCAAAAAGCAAATGCTTAATGTTGAACAACAACTTGAGAATGCAACTGATCCTAAAGAAAAAGATAGATTAAAACGTGAAGCAAATAACTTGCACAACCAGCAAATGGCTATTAAGATCGCCATGAACTCACTGTATGGTGCAACTGCTAACATCTACTTCCTCTACTACATTAACGAAATGGCAGAGGCAATCACAACATCTGGTCAGCTTTCAATTCGTTATGCACAAAAATCTGTTAACGAATATCTAAATAAGCTACTCAAAACGGATGGTAAAGACTATATCATCTATATCGATACAGACTCAATCTATGTTGATATGGCAGGTGTTGTAAAAGCATCATTTGGTACTATCGACGTTGATCGTGCTAAAGGTGAAGAATTCCTTGATAAAGTTTGTAAAATGAAAATTGAGGAAGTACTTGAAAAAGGCTACAAAGAACTTGCTGAAAAGATGGGTGCATACCGTCAAGCAATGGTAATGAAACGAGAAAAAATTACTGATAAATCTGTATTCATTGCTAAAAAACGTTACATTATGAATACTCTCAACTCAGAAGGTGTTCACTATGATGTACCAAAAATCTCTGTAACTGGCTTGGAATCTGTTCGTTCATCTACTCCAGAAGTTTGTCGTGATAAACTTAAGGAAGCATTTAAAGTCATTATGAACGAAGATGAAGCAGCAGTACAAGAATTCATTGAGAACTTCCGTCAAGAATTCTATAAACTTCCACCTGAAGATGTAGGCCGTAACTCTGGTACAGATAACATCGACAAATATCGTAGTCGTGAAACCCTATATAAAAAGGGTTGCCCAATGCACGTACGTGGTTGCATTCTTTTTAATCATCACCTCAAAGAAAAAGGTCTTGATAAAAAGTTTGAAACTATCATCGGCGGTGACAAAATTAAGTTCTGTTACCTCAAAACACCAAACCCGATTCGTGAAAATATTATCTCGTTCCCGGGTGTACTTCCAAAAGAATTTGGTCTTCATGATTACATTGATTATGAAACACAATTTGAAAAAGTATTCCTAAGCCCATTGGAATCAATTCTTGAAGCTGTTGGTTGGTCTGCAGTTAAAGTCAACACACTTGAAGATTTCTTTATATAAGGAGAAAGAAATTGCTTATTGATAATGAAATTAAATTGGACTACAAAGACGTTTTAATTCGTCCAAAGCGTAGTACATTAGGTAGTCGCAAAGAAGTAGAT